CGATGGGCCGTGTGATCACGATCGGCTGAACCATGGCACGTCTTTTTATCACACCACGCGAGCTTGATCTCATAAGCGACCTGACGAAGGAGATCATCAAGGACGTTATTGGGCAGCGAATCTTTTACTATCCGATTCGTGTCGATGTGACCAAGGTGCATGACGTTTACGAGGAATCAACCGAGAAAGTTTTTGATCCACCTATCGAGCTTGATGCCCTTGTGGAATGGTCACCGGGTGAGATCAAGACGAACAAGTTCGGGAGCGAGAAGTTCCACTCTATCGAGACAAGGATCCACGCTCAGGATCTCATCAACAAGAGTCTTCGTTTAAAGATGGGAGACTTCTTCTCATACGGGTCAATATTCTTCGAGATCACGCAGATCATAACGATCAGCAAAATTTTCGGTCAGGTCGAGCACGTCACTGGATACAAGGTGATGGGCAAGCAGGCACGTGAGGGTCTCATTGATAAAGCAGCCCAAGGTCCTGCTGCGGCAACCCTGGAATCGGAACGTGTTACTCAGGAAACATTCGTGCAGCAAAGAGGTGCCTCCAGCAACGAGCTCGGGGCAACAGCTGATCGACGCGAGCTGCAGGCTGATGGTAAGCTGGACGAGCCTCTTACGGGCCCCAAGAAAGTCTCTCCCGACGGAATCAACTCATCATTCTACGGTGATGAATGAGCACCAGATACTCCGTCGGAAAACGCTACGGACGTGAAAATATCAACCTCGGATACGAGGGGTCCGCAGTCCCAAAAGATTTCGTCATTCCCGGTGTCGGCCTCGAGGACGTTGATCGTGCGATGTTCAGCCTGTTCGATAAGGACCTGCCTCTTGTCTACAGGCAGAAGGACGGATCAACCAAGAAAGTTCCTGTCATCTTTGCGACCGGTGAACGTTTTGCGATCACCCGCAGAAAGCAACCCTTGCGTGATAAGAACGGGGCGATCATACTTCCACTGATCACAATACAACGATCCGGAATATCGCAGGAAGCTCAGAAAATCATAGAGATGGGTGATCAGGGAACGATAGACATCAAGAGACGATTGTCGGACGAAGATCCGATTTACCAAAGGATCGCAAACTCTCTTGGGTTGCAATCAGCAGAGTCCCCGGGCGCTGGTTCACGACGTGACATTCCGGATCGTCCTGGGAGAATGACAGGCGGTCGTCTCCTTGAGCCGAACCTTGGAGCTGGTATCTACGAGACAATTTCGATTCCTGTTCCTAAATTTTTCACAGCCACCTATGAGATAACGCTGTGGACGCAGTTCGTGCAGCACAGCAACGAGATCCTGACAGCAATAATCAGCGGTTACCATAACATTCGAGCTCGTTCGTACCGCATTGAGGCAAGCTCTGGGTACTGGTTCAACGCTACATTCGATGCTGACGTGTCATCCGAAAATACGTTTGACAGCATGAGCGAAGATGAGCGCGCGATCAAACACACCCTGAAAGCTTCGGTCCCAGCTTTCATCATCCTCCCGTCCTCCCCGGGTATACCGAACGGAGTCAGGAGAACAGTCTCGGCAACCCAATTCTCATTTGGGATTATCGACGGAACCAGCGAGCCCGAGCCGCCCGGAAACGTCTCGGACATGCGTATCGATTCGAGGATCCTTGATCCTGTCTCGACGGTCGACGGCCCGGAGATCGTGGGGTCAATCGGCTCTCAGGTTGATCGCCAGGCCGAGCGTGCTGCCGGCGGAAACCAAAGAGTTGGGAGCAGCGCGCAAGAAAAATTGAGCACCGCCGTGGGCGGCACGGAGTCTGCCTCTCTCCGGACACGCAGCACCACCAGAAGACTCACGATTGATCCCATAACAGGCAAGGAAATGGACGTAATCGTGAAGGTCAGGAGGGTCTCGGAGTCACACGGAGAGGAAGTCCTCACGACAGTCACGAGAACAGCAAAGTCCGATAAGGATTCAAAATGACCTCATCGTTTTAGTTCCGATGACATACTTAGCTTTTGATTATCTCATTTAGATTAGGAGCAACTGATGTCGGAACAGGTATTTCGCTCGCCTGGGTTCTTTGAGCAGGAGATTGAGCTCACCGCCCCTGGGGCCCAGCCCACCGGAGTCCCAGGTGGTCTCATCGGTGCTGCCGCGTCAGGTCCAGCCTTTGTGCCGACCGTCGTCGCATCATTCTCAGACTTCGAGGCCCGCTTCGGTGGTCTCGATCCGGAACGTCCAGCTTCCTATGCCGCGAATGAGTGGCTGAAGAATAAGGGCGCTCTCACTTTTATCCGCGTCCTCGGCGCGGGCGCAAACGCCAGCACCTCGGATTTCAGCACCACAGCAGCTCAAGGCACCGTCCGCAACGCGGGCTTCAAGGTCACAGGTTCAACAGTCGCCCAGCCACCGACCGATCTTCGCAAGACGGGCGCGGCGCAGTTTCTTGTCGCTCGCCACAAGCTTCCATCCGACACCTCAACTCCCTCTGAATGGCGTGGCTTCCCGGTCTTCAGCGACAACCCAAGCTTCAACCCAACCTCGAACGATACGATCAACGTTGTTCGAGGCATGCTCCTCTTCCCAACCGGCGCTCGTGGTATGGTTCTCGATATGACGGGAGCTGGTTCACAGTGGAGCGGCACCGGCGCGACTCTCGATGATATCGCGTCCGTCGATCTTAACACCAGCTCATCGACTTACAAGAAGTTCAAGTTTGTTGTCTCGTCCTCACGGGGTGAGGCATTCGGCGCCACCGACTCCGTCGCAGGCGTCAGGATGCTGACTGCGTCCTTCGATCCGAACGCGACCGATTACTTCGGGAAGGTTCTCAACACGGACCCCCGCAAGTTCCAGGATGAGCAGCACCTGCTTTACGTTGACTTTCCTGTCGAGGATGAGCTTGCACCCATCGATACTACAGGTGACAGATGCGTTGCGATCACGTCTGGGTCGAGCGACCTCTTCCTGCAGAATTTCGGACGTTTTGATACACGATACAAGACACCGCGCACGCCTTCGATCATCTCACAGCCGTACGGCGGTCTCGAGTATGACCTCTTCCATTTCGAGACGTTGACGGACGGTACTTCTGGAAATGACCTCTTCAAGATCTCGATCGCGAATGTCAAGGCTTCAACTGACCCTAAGAATCCTTACGGAACATTCGACGTTCTGGTTCGCGACCTTTTCGACACCGACACCGCGACAAAGGTTATCGAGTCCTTCTCAGGTTGCAACCTGAACCCAGCGAGCACGAATTACATCGGTAAGAAGGTCGGAGATCGTAAGGTAACGTTCAACTTTGACGCGACAGACGAGTCCGAGCAGCGCCTGATGATCAGCGGTAAGTTCCCGAACGCCAGCCGTCGTGTTCGAGTGCAGATCTCCAGCCAGCTCGATTCCGGTGTCGTGCCTGCGAGCGCGCTTCCCTTTGGTTTCCGTGGGATCCCGGTCGTTCGTACGACCCAGACGCTCACTGACACGCAGTCGGCTCTGATCGAAGGCACGAGAACTTACGGCGCCGGCGCAGGATCGTTACCGCGTCTCTACTGCAGCAGCTCTGTTGAAACGGGTCTGACGGGCTCAATAGTTCCTCCTCTTCCGCTCCGGTTCAAGGCAACAAGGGGAACCGTCGACGGCTCCGCTTTCATCGGGTCTCCGGGTATCCTTGAAATTCCAGATTCACGACTTCACTGGGGCGTTAAGTTCGAGAGGCTCATCGCTTCTGGAACAACGACAGGCAAGATTGAGAATTCGGTCATGGACGCTAACGCGGGCACGGGTTTCAACCCACTCATCCTCGCCTACTCCAGGTTCCAGGGAATTCAGAAGCTTGACGCGCTGATCACCGGCTCGGATGCGGACGTTTTCAACGCTAACAAGTTTACCCTCGCCAGGGTTGCTCTCTCGAACCAGACACTCTCCGACGTGACAGGGACTATTGAAGCTCACATGAAGGAGGCCGCGTACATCCGTAACGGTGTTCCTAACACACTGGATTACAGAATCACCGACACTGCCTTGAACAGACTGACTTTCGCGTCCCTCCTATCTGGTTCGGCCAATACTTTCAACAAGTTCTCTGAATACGCTAAGTTTTCAACGATATTCTACGGTGGGTTCGATGGTCTCAACATCCTCGATGCAGCTGCTGCTCGACTCGGTGATCGTGCGACCTCCACGGACACGGGCGGGCTCGCTGCGGGCGGTGCGGCTTCGATCGCGAGATCAGGACTCGGATACGACCCGGGCGGTGATAACTTGAGTAACAACGCTGTTAACTCTTACCGTGTCGCCTCGAAGCTCATGACTGATAAGCTGACCGTCAACGTCAACGTGGTCGCGACCCCTGGGATCAAGGATCCTCTGATCACGGATTACATCATTCGTCGTCTTCCGAACTACTCTCTCGGGATGTACATTCTTGACGTGCCCTCATACACTGACGTGAATGTAAGAATCTTTGAGGATTCTTCGGCGAAGCCGAACGTGACCAAGACAACTGATGCTCTTGCGGCGCGAGTGATTAACAGCAACTACGCTGCTACTTACTTCCCGGACGTTTTCGTAAATGACTCACTGACGAATCGTAGGGTCAAGGTGCCTGCCTCGGTCGCTGCTCTCGGAGCTATCAGCTACGGAGACAGGGTCTCCTACCCGTGGTACGCCCCCGCAGGTTTTAACCGAGCAGCCCTTGACTTCGTAGGCAACGTCGACATTCGACTCTCTGCGCCTGATCGTGATTACCTCTATGAGAACTTGATCAATCCGATCGCAACTTTCCCGGGCAGCGGATTCGTGATCTTCGGACAGAAGACCCTGCAGCTCTCGAAATCAGCTTTCGATCGTGTGAACGTCCGTCGTCTCTTCCTTGAGCTCAAGAGGATTATCCTGGGAGTCGCTCGTGGTCTGCTCTTCGAGCCGAACGATGTAACAACAAGGAAGTCATTTGTCGATCGTGCGACGCCGCTTCTCTCCCTCGTGAAGGCGCAGGCAGGAATCGAACAGTTCAGAATAGTCTGCGATGAGACAAACAACACCCAGGCTGATGTCGAGGCGAGCAGGCTCAACGGAAGAATCGTGGTCATTCCGACCCGTGCGGTTGAGTTTATCGCTGTCGACTTTATCATCACCCCCGCGGGTGTTGAGTTCGTCTAATCTGGAATAGTTAAGCGAGAGATTAAGGAGTTCAACGAATGGCTGCGCCAAATATTACGTTAAATGAGATCGATAGCACCGGTGGAGTCACCGAGGTTCAACCGTCGGGTCGTTCCGCAGGAGTAATCGGGGCGGCAGATCAGGGAACTGCCTTCGTACCTCTGACTTTCGCGAATAACACGCAGTTCAGGACCGAGTTCGGTTACCCCAGCGCGGTCCGCCACGCTCCGGTTGCTCTGAATCAGTGGCTGAACAACGCCAGCGCGGGAACCTATGTCAGGGTTCTCGGCGCCGGTGACGGTAACAAGCGAACGACAGCTTCCCCCAACGCTGGTCGCGTTACCCAAGCAGGATTCGTTGTGGGCTCGCGGAAAGTCCAGGCTGCAAGCGGACAGCTCGCAAACAACCCTTACGCTACGGCAGGTGGCATTGAGGGAAGGACCTACTTCCTGGGTTGCTACATGTCAGAGTCTGCTGGATCATGGATATTCTCCGACTCCGGAATTCAGACGACTGCAGCTGCGCAGCCAATCATTCGTGGTGTTCTCCTCGCAGCGTCAGGTGTCCAGATCACCGTCTCGAGCTCGGCCCCCGGAACTACATCTGACACTTACTCTTCCGCTGCGACAACTGCCTCTCCAACAAAAGGGTGGTTCACCGGATCCCTTGATCTCCGCGGCGGAAAGCAGGACTTCACCCTCTTCCTCAACGGTCACACCGACTCCACCGCTTACCCGAGCGTTATCAACGCGTCTTTTAACCCGAGCTCGGACTCCTACTTCGCCAGAAACTTCAATGTGAATCCCCTTCTCATCGAAGAGCACGGCTACGTGCTGTACAATCACTACGACGTCCTCGACGCTTTCGCGGTTCCTACTGGATCGAATGTCTCCGCGCAAGCGAATATTCGTCGTATCAGCGTTAACACGGCTGTCGAAGAGATCGTGTTTTGCCTTTCAGGGTCCCAGTCAAGAAATAATGGGTCAACGACAGTTCCAAATTATGAAAATTTTGAGGATCGTTACCAGCACCCGATGACTCCGTTCATCGTATCGCAGAACTTTGGCGGTACAAGGTATGATCTTTTCAAGATCCACGCGCGTTCTGACGGTGCAGGTACAAACGAGCTTTACAAGATAACGGTGGAGAATATCAAGTACCCCACCGTCATTGATGCATACGGTAAGTTCACGGTCAAGGTACGTCAGTTTGATGACACGGACGAGTTCCCTGTCATCCTTGAAAGCTACGTTGATTGTGACCTGGATCCAGACAGCGCGAACTTTGTGGGTAAGAAGATCGGTGATCTCAACACTTACTTCGACTTCGATCGTACTGTTGACGCGCAGAAAGTTGTTGAGGAGGGCCTCTACGGTAAATCCTCACGTCGGATCAGGATCGAGATATCCAACGATGTAGCGGATAAAACGGTCCCGACCAACACCCTTCCAGTCGGTGTCCGCGGGTACTATCACCTCGTGACGTCAGGATCGAGCTTCCTCGCTACAGGATCACTCAACAATAGCGCGCACCTCAACGTTCCAACAACAAATGCTCGTGAGCTGCCCATCTTCTTCCGTCGTAGCATCAACATCGGAGCACCGGCTGCCGATCCGAATGCGATCGGTGAGAGTAAGTACTACTGGGGACCACAGTTCAACGTTTGCAACTCAACCTCACAGCCGAATGATGGAACAACGGTAACATCGACGCTGCTGGGCGCGACAGCACTGTCAGCGTACACAAAGTACTTCCCGAAGTTCCACACGACCTACCAGAGCCCATGGGTCGGTGATAACACCGGAGCGCAGACTATCAGCGGCTCGATCGTTGATGCGGATCTATTCAACAGGAATCTCTTCACGCTTGAGAATGTCCAGGTGATGACGTCATCCGACACCACGATCGATTCGACGAGATGGGACGAGGCGACTTACCAGCGTGATGCTGTCGTTGACACGGCGCTCGGCGGACGATTCATCGATGTCAATGTTGATTTCTCGTATGCCTCGAACAGAAGCTACCTCAAGTTCTCCACCTTCATGCAGGGCGGATTCGATGGTCTCAACGTCTTTGACGCTGATAAGTTCTACATGCGTGATGCGGCAATTCGTCGTGAACTTGACAACGTGAACCAGGGTGAGCTCAGCGGGCCCACCGTCGCGGCGTACCGCAAGGCGATCGACATCATGTCGAATAAGACCTACTCCGATGTGAGCCTCCTGGCGATCCCGGATATCCGTCATCCTTCCGTCACCGACTACGCCCTTTCCTCGATGCAGACGAAGTTTGATGCCCTCTACATCATGGACGTCGAACTCAAGGACGATAGCAACAACTACGTGACAGCTTCGATCTCCTCGGACACATACCCGAACGTGAACATCAACTTCACGACAACCCGCTTCCGTAATCGTGGGATCAACAACTCCTTCGGGGCTGCTTATTTCCCAGATCTCTTCGTGCAGGCTGATCCAGGAACCGGAATCCCGGTTTCAACGAGCGTACCCGCATTTTCTATGGTCCTGGGCGCGTTTGGTCAG